GGTATCACCTGTCAAATCTTTATGGTATGTAGGCCATTCATACCCCGCATTGCTCCTACACTTAACCCAAATCATCTCAGGCACAACCCCAAGATTATGATTAACGGTGCGCCCTGCTATGCCATCACCTGTATAACAAACCACATCAAAGAACCCTGTGGCTCGTTTCCAAAAGTAGTTTATAGTATAGTCACCGCTTTTATCTAAACCACACGCTGCACCACCAGAAATATAGACCCCATCCATGTTATCGAACTGAACACCAGTACAAGTGAATTCTGCGCCTGTCGTGTTAGGTAGTAAATATCTATTGTCACCTTGCAACCTACTGTATGTTATATTGTTACTTGTTGCGTCATCAGCATTTTTAGATAAATGGAAGTCAACAGGGAACCCTACTCCTGTTATTTCTGTAGAATTACCTGTACCAAGATGGTTATCAACAGCAAAAACCTCACTAGATGACGCTGGGGTCTTCATGGGTCTGCGTATTGCTATGTAGATGAATTCACCAGAACTTGTTAATCTATTAATAAACCCGTCCGCATATGCAGAAAGAAGTCCGGTTGTCTCCGTTTCTGCATTTGAAAGATTTGCTGATACATATGCACTATTAGTGTCACTACCTGACATACCTCGCATCATATCAACTATAAACCAATTACCAGTAGCATTTGTTTGCTTTAAGATTACCGTCTGAGGCTCCCACCCTAAAAGTATCTTTTGAGGTATTGTTGCAGCAGTAAAACTCCCACACTGTATCATCCCATCCTCTGAGGGGTCGTGGGCGAATAGGTAGGCTACGTAAGGCGCACTACTTGCATTTAAATTATCATGTACAGTAAATACTGAATCTGTTGGCTCTGTGTTGTTAAAGAACCAAGTGCTTGTTGCTTCTGCATTTGTTAGGTTTAAATCTAAGTATTTAGTTGCACCTATAGAACGATGGTAAACTGTCCAGTTTGCTGTAGTGTCATATCGCCTAACAATCACAGCACCTACCGTACTCCCAATATCTAAAGAGTGACTAATATTTCTCGGGCCTGAACCATCCCCAGTATAAGTAACAACATCAAAGAAGTTCGGGGCTTTTTTGAATGTCCAGCTGACGAATTTCCCCCCACTAGCATTAAATGCTCCATTGGTTCCATCAAATGAATACCCGTCAGAATTAAATGTGTCGATAGTTGCTGTGCTGCTTATCTCAGCACTTGTATTATCACTCTCTAATCTATTACCTGCCCCCCTTTCTGTATCTTCTATAACATGACTGTAGGCCGCATCCCTTCTCTTAGTCCAAACCATACCTCCATCAGTAGCCAAATCAATATCATTGACTATCGTCTGTGTACTGCCATTGCCTGTGTAAAGGTAGGTACTGAAGTTATCTTCAACGGTAGCAACTGCACCACCCTTAGCTGTTGCCATACTTACTGCTTTTACTAAGTCAGCCATGATTATACCGCCTTAATATCTTGTCCGATGACGTGTAAAGTTATTATTTCATCTTTATCCTTAAGTAATAACAACCTATCTGTACCTGCTGCTGTATAAGTAGGAGCAGTACCTGCCGCAAACAACCACGCTGCTGGATGAGTAATTGTATACGCACCAAAATTAACAGCATCTATAATCATAGAACACACTGCACCTGTTACAAAGTTAGATGTCGCTAATGTTATATTACCTGTAGCGGTTAGCTGCTGCATATCACCTGAAGCATAATTAAAAGTATGAGTACCTGTGCCTAACGTAGCATCAGCTATTTGAACATAACTAGAATCTGTTATCTGGTTACCATTACAGTCTAAATCACCTCCTAATTGAGGAGTCGTATCAGTAACAATATTAACTACTGTAGCTGTTGGTAACGTAACCGTCCCAGTAAACGTAGGGGAAGCTAATGGTGCTCCGCCTATATTACTGAGTGCTATTGCAGCATTATCCACATCAGCTAAGTTCAAATTAGTTAGTAAACTGTTACTTTCATAAACAGATGATTCTCTAATCCATTGTCCACTATTTCCATCTTCATACCAAATATATATATGACCGTTAGTAGAATTAAACCATTCCTGTCCTGCTGAAGGACTAGTTGGAGGTATCTCACTTAAAACAGTACTAGGAGCAGAATTATTAATAATTTCTTGTTGAACAAATGCTGTACTAGCTATTTGAGTAGTAGCAGTATCGGTAGGTGCTGTAGGAACAGTAGGGATACCTGTTAATGCAGGAGATGCTAAAGGAGCCTTTAAATCTAAAGCAGACTGTGTAGCAACACTGATTGGTTTATTTGCATCAGAAGTATTATCTACACTTCCTAACCCTACCTGTGCTTTAGTAACATTATGTGGATTAGTAGCTACATCTGTTACATGCGTTTGTATATTTACATTAGCTGCTTCATATACTCCTGTATGCGTATGATCATCATCACTTTTATTTGCAAGTAATGTATTAATCTTAAACGAAGACCAAGTAAGGTTTAAATCAGTAACAGTATCATTAATACTACCTGCTAAATTAAGTGAAAATGCCCATGAACCACCTGATTTAATGTAAACATCTGCATTATCCGTATTAAGGTAATATTCCCCATCTAAGCCAGTACCATTATCAGGTATTCCTGAACCAGATAACCAGCCTAATCCTTGTGGGCCAGTATCTCCTATTTCTCCTTTACCAAATTCTACTCCTGTAGTCCAATCTCCAGAAGTATCACTAGCTTTAAAATATACCTTAGTGGGAGTTTCATCTAAAGATAAATAAGAGAATCCTTTAGACGCACCATCATAAGCAGTTCTTTCAGCAATAGTACCACTGGCATCAATAGTAAATGCTTCACCTCTATCACCTTTTATACCTTGAGGTATTCCAAATGTTAATAAACCAGTAGCTGAATTATAGCTTGCAGTAGCACTACTTCCTGCAGTAAGAGTATTAGCTGTAGTATTTAAAGCAGTAATATCATTTAAATGATCTAATGCATCACTAGCTGAATTAGCTGCATCAAGAGCACTAGCAGCAGCTTCTCCTGCTTTATTTGTAGCGATTGTAGCTTGTGCAATAGCCGTAGCAGCATTATCATCAGCAACAAGTATCTCAGCCATATTAGGAATAATTGTATCTACTACAGTATTAATATTCCCTTCATTGGCTAATATTGGATCTAATTTAGATGCCTCAATAGAAACCAAATGGTTTACGTTAGCAATACTAGCTGAAACAGTATTTACACTAGCAACATTAGTAGCTACTGTGTTTACATTATCAATATCTGTTCCCACTGTATTTACATTAACAATACTTCCAGAAACAGTATTTATATTAGCAGAATTACTATTTACAGAAAGAATTTCAGCAATAATAGCATCCAATGCAGTTATAGCATTACGGATATCATATAAAGCTTCTATTTCAGTACTTAAATTACTAACTCCAATAATATTATCTATCTCATTACCAATAGCTATTAAATCACCTACCCTATTGGAAAGAGTTTGTAAACTTGAAGTAGTAAGTGTCCAATAATAATCAGGAGCACTATCATATGTTGGGCCAGAAACTGCATTAAGGGTAACTACATCTACGTTTGAAGCAAGGCCATCACTATCTCTAAATCTTAAAAAGTTTTCTCCACCATTTACTCCTAATTCTTCAATAAACTCTGTATTAGTTACTTGGGCGTATAAAACATGATCAGTAATTGCTCTTAAAATACCTCCTGGGGTACTTTGTTCTTCTGTAGAAGTTCCACTTATATTAAGAAAGGGTATATTTAAATGAGTGCCGTCTTTTAAAATAATATTAGCACTATCATAATAAACGGGTATTTGATTATCAGTTCCCCAACTAGAATTATTAAGACTAATATCTATATCTATTTTTCTATTACCTAAATAATTTCCTTTAACTAAATCCTCTACAATTAATTGTAAATTCAAGTCTTGAATATTTTGTAATACTTCAATAGTGTTTATATCAAATAAGGCATTAGAAGTAGAAATGATATCTAATTTATCTGCTATAAGATTTACATTTTCTATGAATCCTACTGATGGTATTGGCATGTATCACTCCTATTTAGCATTTAGTAGTAGCTAAATATAAATTAAATTGTTCTATTAAATCGTAATCTGTATCTTCATTGCTTAAATCCCCATTAGCAAATAATACAAACTTTTCTATCATATCTTTTGGATAATCTGATAAATTCTTAATACTTTTACTACTAAAAAATGCATCCAATAAACATATAAATTGAGGATTCCATGTATACATATTCTTATTTAATACTATACTTTTTTTAATAAAAATAGGGGCATTACCAGTATAGTATTCATTAGAATTAGGAATATTTAAAGAACTTATTCTCCGCATTAAACAAATCCTCTAGTTTTAAGTTTTAAATTTGAGGTAGCTTCTTTAGAAGATAATCCAAGTTTATCTATAGTGCCGCAAGATATATTATAATTCTGTAAAAAGTTAATATGCTCCTGTGTAGAAGCATTATCATAAGACATATGAGCCAAATAAGCCATATACATTAATAATGGTTCTATAAATTGAGGAGATAATTGAATCTCTTCATTTAATTCTTCTAATTCTACTTTAACTGCACTGGCTCTATAAAGTATAGAAAGAATTTGTCCATCAAATACATTAGGAACTAAAATATTTCCAGGAGTAGGGGTGTAAATAGAGTTTACATCATGTTCATTATTAACAGGTAGTTCTACTACCTCTGTAATCTGTTCCTTAACACGGGTACCATCTTTATTTACTAAAAATTCTCCTGAAGTATATACACTAATTATTTGCATTACATCAGGATTAAGAGGATAAACATTAATATCAGAGGATATTATTATAGTTTGTTCTTTTATATTAATTGGAAACCGTTTATATAATTCAGATATACCCATATTGTAAAAAGACAATAAATCCTTGTCTTCTACGACTAATTGCTTAAGAGCACTAGCTCTTATAAGAGTAAATAATTCAGAAATTTTCATTTATTTTTTACAATTAAGGATAAATTATGAATATATTATAGTACTATTTTTTAGAATTATACAATATAGCTATTAATATTATTTTTTTCTTCCTCAATTTCTATATCCCAAAGCATATTATTTGAATCATACACGTTTAATACTTCCTCTGAAGGCTTCCATGCTGTTATATTCCCTAACATAGAAATTGTATCAATAAAATCATCATGTTTACTCTTAAATCCACTAGCAGAAGCCAATGATAATTCATTCATACACTCTATCATCTCTATACTTTTCTTTTTTTCCTCTGGGAAACGTATTTTTCCCATTTTAAACAGAGGAACCACTACATTAAACCTAACCATTTTATTAGTATTAGGCCTTATTCCTGCTTTTGTACTATCAATATCTTTAGCCAAGGTAAAATAAATATTTCTAACCATCATTTCATTCTGTATCCAAGAAATAAACCCTGCCTGCTGTCCACTTATCTCTATTCCTACAGACTGAGGCTTATACATTGAAACCAATCTAAATAAATCATCTATATTTTTATTCATTAATTGTCTTTTACATATCCCATCTACCCATAACCAATCACCATTATTATTGTAAGCCCATACACTTATTACACTATAATCTGCACTCGTCCTTTCACTTGTAGCAAAATCAGTAGTAATGTAAAAATTAAATAAACTCTTATTATTTATTACATTTTCTCTCTTATACCATTGGATATCTGAATCCTGTATTAATCTATCTTCATCACTCATAATTCTAAGCATTAATTCCTGATTAAAAGTATCTACTTTTCCAGTAAGTACTGCTTTATCGTATTGTTCTTTCACGTATTCATAAGTAAATCTATCTTCCCATGCTCCTTTAAATTCTTCTTTAGTACAAGGGAATTCCTCACATACAGGGTATACGTTAACATACCATCCTCCACTTTCTACTGCTTTATACAAAGGGTCTTTACTATTAAACGGTGTACCTGACCAAATTATCTTTTTCCTAGTAGGATGTAAGGCATAATCTATAGCCTTATAAATAGTGTCCTCTATACTCGCTATAATTGTAGCTGACCTTGCATCTTCATCACTAACCAAATCATCTAATACAGCAAGAGTAGGCCTAATACCCATCTCTTTAGCTCCCCTTACTCCAGTCCTTCCTCCATAGCCCTTTACTACAAATGATTTACCACTGGCATTCTTAAATTCCCATCTAATATCTGTAAATCGAGTATATGGTATATAATTCTTAAGGAACTCACTATTTTCCCATCTATACTCTAAGTTCTTACGCATATTTTTAACACCATTTTCAATACTATCTGATACATACAGTGCTAAATCTATATCCCCAAATCCAGGAATACCTCCATATACGGCAATATACAAAAACATGTATTCTCCCATTATAGAAGTCTTAGCTAAGCCACGGCTACACAGGTTACATATATTTTTCTTCTTACCTGCTACCTGATCTAACATTTTATAATGAACCACTGGCGTTAAATTTTCCTCTCCCTTACCTCCATTAACCAATTTAATAAAATTAACAAATTCCAGAGCAAATTCACTAGGAACATAATTAGCATCAATACTATAATTTACCTCATTAATCCATTCCTCTACTGTCTTTTTTACTAATTCACTCATCTAATTCTCCTTCAATAATTTTACTATGAGCGATATCTTGAGCAGACATATTTCCCTGCTCTATTAATGCTTTCTGCTGTTTAACTAATTCCATAGTGGTAGCCCTTAAATCATCTATAGTTTTATCTTGTTTAATTCCTATATCTAATTCTATCTTAGTAGCCTCTGGTGGCTTAAGATGTATCAATAAACTATTAGCACTATCACTTCTTACTTTTTCACTCTTAGCATTTAGCATTAATTCAGCCTGTACATTTATAGCTTTCTGATATAAATCAGCATTTAATACATGACTCGGTACTAACGTCTGTTCTAATATTTTATTAACCAATATATTTTTATTATATCCAACAACAATAGCAGATATAAACTTACTATCTTTACCTTCATCTACCATTCTCTGAAATCTATCAGGAAAGGTTTTAGTGTAGGCATCTATATTTGAATTACCCAATAATTTATAGCTAACATATCTTACTGCATTAATATAATCCTGTATCTTAAACTTACCATCATTTAATACACTGGTATAACTAACTAGATTTTCTCTAAAGCTATCTCTTATCTCATCATTTACAATAATATTATTAATATTATCCAATAAATCTGAGGTGAGGTTATTCCTCAATTGCCTTGGTAAACATTGCTTAAATACTTCTTCTGTTATAGGAGTGGTCATTATATTTCTCCTTGGTCTAATTTATTCCAATATTCTTTTACATAACTAGCTGGCCTATCACTCGTACCAATATAAAGAATATATATTTTCTTATCTATCTGCTCTGATAAAATTAAATCCTCATTCTTTAATTCTCTTTTTCTATTAGTTAATGTTTTCTGTGTAATTCCTAATGCTTTCACTAAATAATTATCTACATAGTTCTGTCCATTCCTTAAACTAGCCAGATATCCATATAATCTAACTGCCCCATCACTAAGCTTAGGATTAGTCCATACTTTATTGTCTATTTTACTATATTTATCTGTAGCTAAGCTTTTTCTAATAATCATTAATAATGTCCTTTTATTTTCTTATATTCTTATATTAATCCAAATATAAGGATAATGTAAATACCTTACTTTAAATTAAGACTGGAACTTTTTTACCTATTCATGAATGGAAGAATTTTACATAGTCATAATTTACCTATCTATATAAGACTATAATATATTTAAGATAGACTGTCAGCCCGTGCCTATCGGCACTGGGCTTCCTCCTCCCTCTGTCGATCCTGAAAACTTTTTTACATTTTTAAAATTTAGGTATGGCTTTAGTTCTTTCTGTCCAAAACCGAAATAACCCACACACCCCCCCGCACATACAGTACCACACATAAAACCACACTCACACGTCAGCGGTTAGTTGGTGTTCTGGTCTTACCACCTCGATAGAGGAATATTATTTATTTATTTAATTAAGGAGAAGTAAAATGATTGATACAAGCAAATTGCAGGCTGCACTGTCCTCTTCTAAAGAAGACAAAAAAGGTGTTATATATTTGAACACTCAATTTGGAACAATTAAAGTGTTCCAAAATTCAAAATACTTTAACTCTTTAGCTAATCTAATTAAAGAAAACCCAGA